GTCCGAGCTGCCTTGTTTAGGGGGAGTACTATCTCCCTCAACACCGTCTTCTGCTGGATGATTTGCAGAAGGTTCATCTTTTTTAGGCTTTTCAACAGGAACTGCCTCTTCGGGCATATTTAATTTTGCCTGTTGTTTGTGTTTTCTCATGGCACGGCGCTCGGCTTTGGCACGAATTTCTTCTGCATCGTCTGCCGCGGATTCTCTAAACTCGTTGAATTTCTTCATTTGCTCTTTAAGCCTCTTCGGGCTCCTCCGATTCTGTTTCTTGTACTTCACCTGTCATCTCCTCAGGCCAGTCTTGACTTGCATCTTCAGGACTTTCATTACCAACATTATTATAGATAGAAGACGCCATGTCTGCTTTTCTATCGGCTACTAAACTATCAGCACGAACATTCATAATACTATTAAACGAATCTTGCGCATCAGTTAAATTACCATCAGCCCATTTATCCATCATGTCTCTGATTGCATCTTTTCTTGCATCTTCAGGACTAATTTCATTTTGCTCAAATTCTTCACTCATTGTTATCACCTTCTGGTTGAGGCTCAACAGCCTCCGCTTCATTGTTTATCTCTGAATCTATCTGCTTAACTTCTTCATCAGAAAGCATAAGAATGTTTTTCTGTACATACTCTTTACTGAAGAATTGCCCGACATATCCAGCGACACCATTTAATACTTCAATTCTACTTCTAAGAATCTCTTGATCTTTTGATTCTGTATAGTAAGCATCTGATGCAAAAATGTACCTTATGTCTGGTTTAATATCTTGCCAATCTTCTTCAGTGATAACTCCTTTGAGTATCAACTGAGTTTTTAACAAGTCATCGAACAAGACACTAAACCGTCTACGCAACTTAGCAATGAATTTTGTAAACTTCAATTCATCACGATTGATTTCAGCAGACCTACCAAAGTTCAAGCCAGCTTGTTGCTCTAATCTAGAAACAGGAACATTCAACGATTGATATAACTTTCGCTGAAAATATTCAATATCGCCTGTTTCGCCTAAGTTCTGTCCGCCTGGCAATGTTTGTATCTCTGTGCCTCTACCACCTTCTCTTCGTGGGAGCCAAAAATCTTCAAGCATTGACATGAATTTTTTATCATCACGAATCTCGCCAGTGCCTGCATCGTATACTAATTTATTACGATACCGATCCATGATGTCTTTAAGATACTGTTCTGCCTTTACTCTAGGCAAGTTACCTGTATCAACATAGAAGATTCTTCTTTCGGGCGCTCTTGTAATACGATAAATTACAGAAGCGTTCTCCATCATTCTAAGTTGATTGGCGGGTCGAATCGCCTTATGCAAGAATGACAAAGGAATATTTTTATCTTGATCTACTAGCCCTGAAGGAACATACGAAATAGCATCTTTCGTAATTTTCAATGCTTTGCTATCAAGCGTAGTTGATGCGCTTATCTGACCCGGCTTAGTAGCAATTCCTTTATCATCATAGATAAAATATTCTTTAATCTCTTTTATAAACTGAACCCCTGTCTTTGGGTCCTTTTCTTTCTTTACTTCTCGTACAAGACGAATTTTTCTAGGATCGATATATCGAATGTCAGTAATGCCTTGCTTAGGCTTAGCAGAATCAATTACTTTATGAAAGTAAATTCTTCCATCGATATACCATCGTCTAAAATAATCTTGCGCTCGATTGTTAAAGTCAAACAACTTCAGTACTTCAGCAAACTCTTCGTGTATTGCCTTCTTGACTGCCGCAGATACTTTCACATCATCGGTATTGAGTTGTAAAGGTTTTTCATCGTCTAAGTTTGAGATAGAATCGTTAATAATGTCTTCAATCGCAGTATCAACATCCGCCATCATTGAGATGTCACGGTATCTCTTAATGAGTTGTTCTTCGGTGTTAGCAACACCTTCTATATCAAAATAGGTGCCATAGTAGCCGCCAGATCGGATGGCATCTATAGCACCGTCTTCGGAAGGGGCAACAAACGACTTTTCAGTCGCTTGTGCTTTCCTTCTATTTATTTCAAATCCAAAAATTTCCATTATATAGTTCTCCTACTATACACTATATATGTCAGCTAAATTAGCTAACTTCGTAGTGTGAGTACTGGAATGTCACTGTAAATTCTTCAAAAATATCGTTCTGTGCATACTGCAATGCAATCTCAGACATATTGATTGGGAATGCGCCAAACATTGTGTAAGTGCCGCCTGGCAACGCCCTATCGTTTCTGTCTAAATGCTTAACAGTAAGCAATTGCTGATACTCTGATGGAGTAAGAGCGCCTAGATTTCCCTCACGCTCGTTCATGCCGTTCATCCACTGTTCAAAGGCTGTTCTAAGACCAAACTCTGAATCGTTGACGATTGTTACTGTGAACGGATCAAAGATGCGTTCACCTGCCAGCTTGATTTCACGACCCCTATACTGAATGATCGCAGGGTTGACATTAGAAGCCGGAATGGATGCTCCCGTAACCAAGATGCTAAGTGATTTATCTACTGCACCTACATATGTAGGGAAGTTTAGTTCTACTTCAAACTGATTAGGTCTCGCTCCACCAGCGCCTAATCTGCTTTTAAAGTCTTCAATATTCATTAGTTTTTCTCCTTATTGAATTATTTATTAGGCACCAAGCTCTTCAAAACTGATACCTGTCCGTGTCGCAACAAATGTCAGTGTAATGAAGTTGATCGATTTTGCAGGCTTCAGATAAATGTCTGCTCTAAATTGATTTTGGTCAATGACTTCAGGAGTGTTATTAGTCTCATCGCACACAACACGGAAATCATATACGCCCCTTCTGCCTTGAACATCTCTCAAGAAAGGAATAACCAAAGAACGGAACTGCGCTCTTGTGTATTGGTCGTTCAATTCAAACAGCTGGAATTTAGCCGCTGTAGAGATTGCCTTTTCAACAGTAATGAAAAGTCTACGAACATTAATTCGATTGAATGCGCTTGCCTTTGCGAGCATTGTCTTGTCGCCAAACAACACGATGCCATTACCTGGGAAGCCAACGATTGGATTGATACCCGCTTTGTAGAGAGCATCTCTGTCAGTCTTGTTCGGGCTGTATGCAAGTTTTACCGCATTTTTGATTGCGCCGCGATTGTAGCCTGCAGGAGAGAACCAAGGATCTGCAACTAGATCAGCAGTTACACATGCACCTGCAACATCGCCGTTGCAAGGAATCCAACGATACTTATCGTTGTACTTGTCATACATGTACTTCCAGCCGCTGTCCATTACCGCATAAGAAGAACGAGTGTAAGAAGTAAGTTCTGCAATAGAAGTAGTTGCCTCGTTTCCTGCATTATTAACAACCGATGCTTTCTGAGGAGAAATAAAGACCATGCAGTCTTTGCGAATCTCAGCAACATTGTCAATGATGTAGTCGCCTACTGTTTGACTGTGACCGCCCGCCATGATAAGGTTTACATCAACCAATTCATCATTAGCAAATAGAGCGTAGCCAGACTGTAAATCGCCGTCAGTTGGGCTGTTATCAGCGCCGCCTGACATTGAAACTTCTTGATCGCCATCTCCTGGAACCAAAGCTACAAAAGTAATAGCACCGGAAGATGCAGAACCCCAGTTAGTACCATTAGTTGGATGGTCCATCCAACGAATCCACTTAGAGCGAGTATTGATTACATCTTTATAGTAGTTGGACTGGTTAGTGTCGTCTTTTGCATCCGATGCTTTAGATACTCCAGCGAATTTTTCAAGTACGGTCCCTGCTTTACCTGTAATAGCGCCATCTTCGTCAATGACAATGATATGCATTTCATCTAACTGCGAGCTATTATTGGCTGCATATGTTGTTGTAATTGGAATATAATCAAACTGCGTGGCATATACCCATGCAGTAGAAAGAACGGCAGTTGCAGTTGCACCTGTGCCATCTCCGCCAGTGAATGTGATTGTAGGAGCAGAAGTGTAACCTGATCCAGCATATGTGATTGTCACACTAGCAACTGCATCACCAGCAAGTACTGCGGTACCGGTCGCAGTCGTGCCAGTAGCCGGGGCATCAAATGTAACAGTTGGAGCAGAAGTGTAACCTGAGCCGCCAGTAGCCACTGTCACTGAAGCAACAGAAGTAGATGTGTAAGTTGTTAGATCAGCCATAGAAACTTTTAGACTGTTGCCTAAAGCGCCTGGGAATCTACCTGCCCACATGCCAACAGTGCCTTCGCCGTTGATGTAGTTGTTTTCGTATTCGTCATCATTTCTGATAAGAAGTCCAGTACCATCAGCAGTTGCGTTTTCGGCAGTGCCTACTTCTCGTACAACCTTCAAAGAAGATCCATAAGCCAGATAGCTGGATGCTGTCATAAAATCTTGTGCAGTTGTGTCGTTCGGTCGTCCAAATCTTGCTGATAATTGATTTTCGTTTTCAATAGAAACGATTTCTCTAGCAGGACCCCAAGAAAAGTCTCCTACAAATCCACCAATTGTTGTAGCAACTGCTGGAACAACATTAGAAGCATCTTGTTCTTGGACGAGAACGCCGGGGGAAAGCTGAAAAGCCATATTATTCTCCTCGAATTAAGTTAGCGTTTTGTTTAATAGTCATCACTGTCTTTATTTATAAATCTCTAAATTTAGGCTCATCGAACAGCCAGACATCTCCACCCATGACTTCAACCAATTCTTCTTGTCCATCATCTATATAACCAAATGGCGTTAGATCATTATCAATTGCTCTCATCTCTGAGTTGTAAATTCCTTCTCTGACATTCACATTCGTTAAATCTGAAAAGAAAGTATTGGTTGTTACCCAACCAAATAACACCAAACACATTACTAGGTCGTCATGATACCCTTCATCTGCTTGGTAGGTCCCGCTTTTTTCAATAAAAGTAGATAATTCTTGTATAATATCTGCATCAAACAACAATAGTTTCTTCTCTTCTACTAAACTTTTAAAAGAGAAGCACCCCTGTCTTTTCACTGCCTTTGATGTTGTCACTCCAAGTCTAGCAGACTTTCCGAATCCGGGGGTAATGTATTGTCTGCCATTTTCAGTTACAGTAGTAAATATATTTTCATACTCATTTTCTTGATGCATTATATCTAATACTTGCTGTCCTATATCATTAGATTC